TCTGAGGAGCTATTTCAAGCGTCAGGCCAAAAAAAGCTAAGATTAATAGGTACAGCGACCTCCTCACCGCTGTCATCCGTAAATGTTAAATCAACATCTGGTTGGATTTGTTTAATATATTCTCTTAATGCCCTAGAATCTCTAGCTAGTAAATAATTATCTACAAATTCTCTAATAGTTTTTGCTTCTTTATCCCCATTAACTGAGGTTATTAGATATTTTAATCGTGTAGTTAATTCAGGGGATGCTGTTTTATTAATTTTCTTTACACCCTTAATTTCAGCATCGATTTTTTTATCGTCTGCTGAGGTTAATATTTTAAATGTTATTGAAGTGCCTGAGTGGGGTAAAGTATAAGAAAATTCATTTACACCTTGAGCAATAAGAGATTCATCAAAGGGTTTATTTTCTAATGTAGATAAATCTACTGTGTATTCTTTACCATCATAGTTAAAAGTGTAATCTTTACCATATCCTAAAATACGAGATGCTACAAGTAGTGCATTTTTATCTCCTATTATTAAGTCATCATATTTTATTTTAGATACAATAAGAGATTGTAGTAACTTATCTAATACAGTACCATCTTGAATATATGATTGGTTTGTTAAAATATCTTCCTCTTTAGCAGTCATGTATTTCATTTCTACTTTGCCGGAAGATAAAGGATTATCTTTAGGATATACTAATCCTTTAGATGGTAATTCAATTGTTTCGGTTGGAAAATTTAATTCAGCCATAATTTTTATTTAGTGTAACTTTGTTTATTATAAATATTGTAAGGGGAAGTTCTTTGATTGGATTCTTTATCCTTTTATAACCTGTTTTGTTGTTAGTTTAGATTCTAATTTGTCTAATCGAGAATCAAGTTGTCGCCAAACTTCTTGAAAGTGTTGGTCTGTATCTCGATTTACATCATCAATTCTACGATGAACATCATTGAATTGATCTTCACATTCTTCTGCTCGCTCTTTTAATGAAATTATTGTTTTGGTTATAATAAATGCAGCTACAACCTCAGCTATTACTAAAACTGTAACCATACCTAATACGAAATAAAATGTTGCCATAATTTTTTTAGTTTAAATTGTTAAATATAATGTCAAAGAACTTCCCTTACAATATACTTATAATATAAAAAAAGAGCTTGGGATTGCCAAGCTCTTCTTTAAAAATGCAAATTGATTGCAGAGTTCTTGAATTAAGAACTTAATAATCCAGGTGTATTGTCAAAAATTTAATACACAATAATCAGGCTGGACAGTCATTGTAAGATTCACTGCAGTATCAAGTGTATCCCAGTTATAATCACCAAACGTAGCGGCAGTAATCATTGCTCCTTTGATAATCCATTCAGATACAATATCGCCCACAGGACCTATTACATCAAATGTTAAGTCTTTCTTGTAAAAGTCAGAATATCCATCTCTACCTGTTACAGATTCGTGATGCAAACGTACCCATTCCATTACCGCTTGTGCACCTGATGGAGTAATAGGATCAAATAAAGTAAATTGAATTGTACCCCAAGTAGTTATACCTTTAACATAACGCTGTACGTTAATGTGATTTAATCTAACTGAACCTTGAGTTAAGTTTATATTACCTACACCTTTAATTTCATAAGCCGGAATACCATCAATATACATGATAAATCGGTTGGCCTGTTTCGGTTCAAAGGCGGTAAAAAATATTTCGTTTGGATCTAGTATTGCCATGTTTTTATATTTTGTTTGTTATAAATATTCTGTTTTTAAAAAATTACGCAGGGAAAGTTGCACCAGTTGGAGTAATGTTGAAATCAAGATAAATAAACTCAGCAGTTTTGGTCGGTTGTAAATAAATAGCACCTATCATTTGATTTCTATCTATTGCATCAGGTGTGTTATTTGATTCATCCATTACTACTTTAAACGCATATAATCCTTGACGTTGTTGTACTGATTCGAGGTATGGATTAACTTGGCTTAAAAATTGATTTCTTGTTGCAATTGTATTTTGTTCAAATACTAAGTTTAATGCTACTTGAGAAATATAAGACTTAAGTGCAATTAATAATCTGCGAACATTTACACGGTCAAGAGCAGATGCTTTAGTTTGTAATGTTTTTTGTCCATATACTACAACTCCTGTTCCGGGGAATGTTGCAATTGGATTTACTTTAGATGAGTACAATGTATCACGATTAGCTTGAGATAATTTACGTTCTGCTCTAATTACTGTACCTAAACCACCTCTATTAATACCTGCGGGTGCAAACCAAGGCTCACCAACACTATCGTTAAAAGCATATACACCACCAATTAATGTTGATGCAGGTACCCAAACATTTTGGCCAGAATCAGGATCAATTGTTTGAACCCAAGGCCAATATGAAGCCGCATATGATGTGTTTCTGCTATTAGCTTCAGTAGTTGTAGTAGATACTGTCGCTCCGTATCCTACTAAATCAAGAACATAAATATTGTCTCCTCTATTTTGAGTATTAGAAATAATACTGGTTACTTGGGATGATTGGTATTGATCGAATAAACCAGGGGTTAGTAATATGTTAAATTTATAATCGTCTTGGTTAGCAAGTAAGTTAATCATATTGTCATAGCTGGAGCTAGGAATACCTTGGATTTTATCTTTATTAGCATCGGTTAAAGATCCACTAATATTTTGATAATATAAAAATCCGCCGGCTCCATTTACTGTTCCTGTTGCGCTACCAAATGTTCCATTTGTATTAGTTGGAATATATGATGTAAATGCTGTTTTTGCTACTCCATTGTTATCGAAATAGTAGGGAGTTGGGTATAAAACAGAACTTACATAAACATATCTTGATTGGTTTGGGTATGTGCCTATTTGTTTAATATAATTTTCGTTTGAGTCATATGTAAAATATGTATCTCCAATTATTTTAGATATAAAGTTAGGGGCTGTTGGATCTAATGATAAACCAGTCCATGTTTCTAATACAATTGGTTCAGTTGTAGTATCGTTACCTTGTCTAATTAACAAATCAAATGTTCCTGAGGAAGTGTTTCTGTTAGTAATTTGCCATCTTACATTGTCTGCTGATCCACTTGGTAATATTCCATTGCTACCTTCTGTGCTAGTGCTATTCATGATAACTCCTTCAGAAATAGTTTTTAATATAAAAGCATTGCTTCCTACTCCAGTTACTCCTCCTCCTAAAGTAGCTTGGGTTGAATATGTATCAGCACTTCCTGAGCTAAATATTATTCCATTTAATGCAGAACCTGAAGCAGAAGAAGAAATAATTAAATTTGGGGTTTGATTAGAAGAAGTAGCAAAGGTAAATGAAGCACTTAATGGGGAAGCTTGTAATTTAGCTGCTAAGTTATTTACTGAAGATGAAATAAAAGGACCAGCACCACCGCTGCCTGATGCAAAATAGAATAATTTACCATCAGGATCATCAGCGGGAGTTCCTGCAGTAGTTGTAACTATAAATCTGTAAAGTTCTCCGTCAGATCCTGTAATTCTAAATTCATGGTTATTAGTAAAACTAGCAGCGTTAAATGAAGCAGCAAGCACACTTGCAGTAGCGAAAGCTCCTGGTGTAGACGATACATCATTTATAATATTGCTACTAGTAGCACTAGTAAACGATCCGCTTACTACCCTTGCTACTAATAATGATGTGCCACCATTATTAAAATAATTATAAGCAGCAATAGATGTAAAATATGTAAATATATCACTGCCACTTATAAAAGTAGTACCAAACTTATTTTGATATTCGGAATATGTGGTTACAAGAGTAGGAATTTCAACAGGACCTTTAACTGTAGGGCCTATTATTGCAGCCCCAAATACTAATGGGCTTGCTGTTACTTGGGATCTATCATTTTCTCGTGCTAGAACGCCAGGGGATATTAAAGTTTCTGCCATGTTTTTGTAGTTTTTTGTTGATTATAAATATGGCAACCTTTTGTAAAAAACTATTCTTCTTTCGAAGCTGGTGTAAATTCTCCTGTACTAGGGTTAATAGAACCTACACCGTATTTGTTAGTAATTTGTTGAATAAATTCTTGTTCTTGTTTTTGAAGATCGGCTAAAAATTCTTCTGCTTTAGTTTTTCTTTGTGCAATGGAAATTTTAGCAATTTCAATTTGACCAAATTCTTCGATAATGGCTTGGCCGTTTTGTTTTAACTCTTGTAACGTAGTTAATTCTTCTTGTGTTAATTTTTGATTTTCCATAAATTTAATTGTTTATTATACATATTGAAGGAGTTATTAAAAATATATATTTTATAGGGGATCATTAGCTAAAATAGTTCCAATATATGTTCCATTGGATACTTTAATTATTTCTATATTACTATCGTTATTAGGAGCTATTGATGAGCCTGACTTAAAAAAGATTCCACCAGCATTTGTAAAATTATTACCACTATAATTGTATGTGTTTGAGGTTGATGTTTCAGTTGCAAATGTTATATTATTACTTGTTCCGGCATTTCGTACCATTACTCTTAAAGATGTTCCAACAGCAGCATTGGAAAAAGAACAACTCATAACCCTATGAGCACTAAAACTTGCCGACCAAAATACAGATGAAGTTTTTGCCACATCAACCGTAATATTACCATCCGTTGTAATAATTGCAGCAGTTCTATTAAAATATGTAACTTCACCACTTGCGGTGTCATACATTAATTGATGTTGTTGTGGTATATTTCTTGATTCGGTTAAATACAATGAGCCTGTAATTTGGACTTGTGAACCGGAAGCAAACAATAAGTTACTTCTGTTATCATCATCAATACCATTGCCTATTATAAAAGCAGATTGTGCAGATGATGATATATTAAATTGTCCAGTAGTATGTTGGTAATCACCTTCTGCTATTGTTCCATATCCTTCAGCATGAGAATAATTACCTGATGCGGTTGTTAAATATCCTTCGGCATGAGAACCTCCACCATATGCGATTGTATATAGTCCTTCGGTATGAGAATAAGAGCCTGATGCGGTTGTAAATGAGCCTTCGGCATGAGAAAAAGAGCCTGATGCGATTGTTCCATGTCCTTCGGCATGTGAAGAAATGCCTGATGCTATTGATGATGATCCTTCGGCATGTGACCAATTACCAGATGAAGTTGTAAGATATCCTTCGGCATGAGACCAAGAGCCTAATGCGATTGTTTGGTCTCCTTCGGCATGTGAAGAAATGCCTGATGCTATTGATGATGATCCTTCAGCATGTGAATAATCACCTGATGCGGTTGTTGAGTATCCTTCAGCATGAGAACCATAACCAATCGCAAGTGTTCCCTCTCCTTCGGCATGAGAATAATCACCTGATGCGGTTGTGTAATATCCTTCGGCATGAGAATAAGAGCCTGATGCGAATGTGTATTCTCCTTGTGCGTGTGAACCAGTACCTACGGCCATTAACCCTAAACCACCTTGTTGAAATGAACCGGTTATGGTAAGTTTTAAATTAGCATCATCCCATGTAAAATAACTATCGCCCCCAAAAGTAC